CGGGCCAAACAAAAGGTCGGTAGTTACGTTCCGCTAGCTTGCGGTAAATGGTAAAGGTTGTCTGTGGTGTGCCGAGATACATGATTCGGCTGTCGTCTTTTGGCGTAAGAATTGACTCAGCCTCCGTACAGAGTTGAAGCAGTTTCTCACGCATCATTTCAGTCATACTATTACCCGGCACCTCTACGTCATCAAGAATCATCAGGTCAGCACGTGAACCAGTTAGCTGACCGGTAATACCAACAGACTTAACTGACGGTGCTTGGGACGGTGAACAGTTAACGTCAAAGCTAATCCGGCTCCAACGGGCGTCATCCGATTTAGGCTGCAAGTGTTTGAGCCAGGGTGTCTCAATGATCAGCTTTTGAAGGAAGATGCTCATGTTGTCTGCCCGCTCCTTAGAAGCGGAGATAATCATGATCTTCTTTTCTGGATTATTAAATAAAGTCCAGAGCACAAAAGCACCAGTAATCCAACTTTTACCGACACCACGGAACGCCTGAATTTGAAGACGTTTGGGTCCGTGTTGTAGGTAATCGGCAATGGCGTACTGTGCTCTGGTTGGTTCAGGCAGGTCTAGCTGCGCCCACAGTGCTTGTAAAAATACTTTAAAATCGCCCTGTAGGGCAGTTAGAACATCAGACATAGGGTGTTAAAGTCGTTCGTGTGCAGTAGGTATGGTGCGGATAATACCGCCAGGACCATAACCTTCTTGTGAAGGCGGCATAATGTCTGTCATTGGACCACCAATAAGTTGTGTTCCCATAGGTGATCCTGCACCACGGGATTTTCCTGCTTTAATTTTTGTAAGTAACTCATCCTTACCTTTTAAATCAGCAGCATTTAATGCACGGCGTTCAGCCGGTGTAAGATTAAGCTGATCAATAAGCCTAGACTGTTTAATACGTGCTAACTCTTCATCAGCTGCAGGTTGAATTTGTTCAAGATAAGTTAAAACCGCCGGAAACCGTTCGTTTAACGGTACATTTTTAAACGACGGAAACTTTTTGCTGCTTACTTGCATTCGATGTTTTTTCATCCAAGTATGGATAGATTCATGCTCTTGCTCAGTAAGTGCTTCTAAGTTTTTTTGAACATTACCTAATGGTGCTCCTTCATCAACAAACCATTGAGCTAATTCTTTTGTTTCAGCAGGATTAAGTCCTTCAAAAAATGGCTTATACAAACCGACAACTCGTTTATGGTGCTCTTGTAATTGTGAACCTTTAGGTGTTACTACTCCTTTACCGTAAACATCTGTTCCAACAGTTTGTACTTGAAGCGCAGATTGACGTTGAGATGTAGCTCTAGCACGTTGAGCACGTCTGCCTACTCTATCTTTACGCTTAACTTTACCTTTGTCAAATTCAATTTTGTAACCTTCAGCTGTCATGCCTGCTGGGTAACCCCAGTCTGCAATCATCTGTTGGGCACCGTATTGACCTTTAACATAGGCAGCATTAGCTTTTTCTTGCCATTCCTCCCATGATAGTTGTTCAGCCATTATTTAATGTGTGATAAAATCAATTGTTCTCTACCCGGATTGGCACCAAACGTGGCTCGCATCCAGGATAACCAGTTGCTTGTCCCCTTTTCTTGATTACATTTCCTGCAGGATGAAACCAAATTTCTCGTGATTGTTTGTCCCCCAAAATAACGAGGCACAACGTGATCCAAAGTAAGTTCATGTAATTCATAATGTTCTCCACAATAAACACATTGACAATTAAAATGCTCCTTGATTGCGCGACGCCACATACGTTTTGCTTCAGGACTTGTCATGGTTATGAGGTTGTAAATGTAGTGATCAGGGGTAGGCAACAGCGGGGTCATAACTACGCGTACTTCTTACCAGTTCTGGGTCTACGGCGGTTACTTGACGGTGTTTCAAGTTTACCTGTGTTTTTACCAGTGTGAGATGCATCTTTACCATCACCATTACCATAAGTACCAAGCTTACGGTTAAGGCGATTGGCCGCAGTACGTATTTTGAGTCCATTGGTAGTTTTGTTGTATGCTCGCTGTTGTTTCCGGCGTTTAGCCGCAGCTTTTGGGTTAGATTTGTAGTAATCAGACGTGCTTTGAGCCATACAATCTCCGCTGTACCATTTCAGGGTCAATTTTGGGCATGACCGTTGCTAGTTTGTCCAACGGATTGCCCTCATAAGCAACACCGCTGATGTCATTCTTGGCTAGCCAGTCACACGCAGCCTTAAGGTCTTGTGTCGTGGCTTCGCCGCTTTTAATACGCTGAAGGAACTCGGTTGTAACAAGGTTGTGAAGCTCGTTAAACTGATCCTCAGTTGCTTTCTTCTTTGTCATCTGCTTCCTTAGTAACGACAGCTTTTTTCTTGCTGACTTTCTTAGGTGCAGGTGGTTCAACCAGCTCATACCGGCTTTCACCGGGTTCATGAATCAAATGAGATTCAGCTTTTTCAGCTTGAGCTTTAGTCTCATATTCACCCAGTACTTTTCCAGTAAAGGTGTCAAGCAATTTGTAAGACATTATTCTTTGTTAAGGGATACGATTGGTACGATATCGTGACACAGTACCTCTACACGTGAACCGGGTCTAAATGTAAACCCAGTTTTCATTAACTCTGCACACTTAAGCGCCCGTACTATTTCATAATCGAGACGCATCTTTTCCTCGTGCCGCTTAGCTATCTTTTTACATTGCTCAATCATCCCACCATCCAAAGGAACGGAGAAATTGAGCTGTGCACCATAGTTATTATTACGTGTGTAACTATCAGGCAAGACATCATTCCCCATGTAAAACGGGGAAAAAGTCATTGTTGCACCATTACAAGAATTACCCCCAGTAAACTGCTGTCTACTGGGTGCACCGTTGTTTTGAAATTGAACGGCTTGGTTAGTTACGTTGCCTGTAGCAGCAGCAATAGGATTAGCATTGTTGCTAACGGTAGGAGTCTCAGCTAACGCTGGTCCTACTGAGAGAAGACAGAAAGAGAGGTAGTAGTAGAGGTAGTGTCGATGTCTCGGGTAATGTCGATTGTTTCGATCACTCCGGCTGCTCGTGTTACAGTCTCCAGTTGAAACTGTTCGCCAGCGGTGTTGACGGACCAAGTAGTCGAAGAATCGGTTATATCCCCACTTGGGGTTACATTTGTTCCAGACCATGATGAGTATGCACCACCGTACACTTCAGTAGCGATAGTTTCGGTGATGGTTTGGGTAGTTGTGGTGGTAGACTGCATACTACCTTGGGTAAACTGAGGAGTTACGGTTTGAGCCGCTGCCCCCAGTGGAAACAAAAGCAGTAGAATTAGGAATTTCATAGTTGGTTTTTGTCTTTTTGTTCTTTAGGGCGAGAGATTCCATACGATGCCAACGTTCCAGACAGCAATGACGCTACGAACGTGGGATCCATCTTTTGTAGCATTCCCATGTAAGATGCAGTTAATACTCCTGCACTCCATACAAGCACAAGAGCTTTCACGATCTCACTAAAAAAATCATGAATGAAGTTCTTCGTCGTCTGCATTTATTTGTTGTTGTTTACGGGTGAGTAGTTTCTTAATAATAGGTTTTAAGACGCTCACTGTCCGTTTAAATACTGCAGTAGCTGTAAGGGTGGCTGCAACGGAGACAGTAGCTGTCGTTGTAGCCGTAGCCAAGATCTCGTTACTCGGTAACGGTACAGTAAAATCAGTACCAGGAATATCGACGTAACGGACCTGTGACGGAACTGGGGGTGGTTTAGGGACAGGAGGAGTGGGTGGTTTTGGTTTCTCCTCCTTCTTAGTTTCCTCGTCACTGTTAATACCGCGTACACCGGGAGGTGGACGAAGGTCGTTAGGAGGCACTACAAGCGGTTTGTAGGTGGGTAAAGTGGCTCGTGGTACTTCTAGTACTGGACGGGGTAGTAGAGGCGGCTCAGGGAGCCTTAGAACCGGCAGTACCGGTGGTGCTCCCAAGTCCATCAGCCACCAAAAAGACCGCGCTCGATGAAATCAACGGCTTGGTCGTCAACAGTGTTATCAGATTGCTCAGCCAGTTTACGGAGCAGATCGACGATGAGGCGCTTTACTTTGTCGCTATTAAGGAACGACATAAGTACGGGACGGATAAGTGCAATCATTGTTATTCTCCAATAGATTTGTGTAATTACTGTGCAACCCCGTTAAGGGTGATCGTCCAACCACGGGACTTGAGGTTGGTTACAGCGGTAGCGACGGAAGGTGTGCCCGTTCCAGCGTCGTAGTCAATGGTGATGTCTACACCAGAGGCGGGAGCAGATTGACCAGAG